GAAGCATTGTACAATGAAGCAAATACTTCATTCTCAAGCTCAATGCAAGATGCTACAGGTAACAACCCAGTATTTGGAACATACAACACTGGTAATGCTACAATGACAGCTTCAATGGAAGCTCAAGAGAATTTTGGTGAAATGTCATTCTCAATTGACAAGACAACAGTTACTGCTAAGAGCAGAGCATTGAAGGCAGAATACACTGTTGAATTGGCACAAGACTTGAAAGCAATTCACGGTCTTGACGCAGAGGCAGAATTATCAAATATTCTATCTCAAGAATTCATGTTTGAGATCAATCGCGAAGTTGTTCGTACAATCTACAAAGTTGCTAAGAATGGTTCACCTTCAACCGCAACCGCTGGTACATTCGACTTAGACGTTGACTCCAATGGTCGTTGGTCTGTAGAACGCTTCAAAGGTCTATTGTTCAATATTGAACGTGATGCTAACCACATTGCACAAGACACAAGAAGAGGAAAAGGTAACTTCATCGTTTGCTCTGCAGACGTTGCAAGTGCATTAGCTATGTCTGGTGTTCTAGACTATACCCCAGCTCTTTCTACAAACTTGAATGTAGACGATACAGGCAATACATTCGCAGGCGTTCTAAATGGTCGCTTCCGTGTTTATATTGATCCATATTCTGCAAACCTAGGAGCTGCTAATCAGTTCTACATGGTTGGTTATAAGGGTTCTTCTCCTTATGACGCAGGTATGTTCTATTGCCCATATGTACCTCTACAAATGGTTCGTGCAATTGATCCTAACAGCTTCCAGCCAAAGATTGGCTTCAAGACACGTTATGGTTTGATTGCTAACCCATACGTTACATCTAGCGACTCTTTATCAGACGCAGATGCTGACAGATTTACCGCAGGACGTAACCAGTACTATCGTAAGACTAAGGTTATCAACCTAATGTAATCAACCGACATTAAGATCGGACTTTAAGGGGGAAGCAATTCCCCCTTTTTTGTCTTTGCACAGGCTATAAATATAATGTAGAGTAAAAGGTTTAAAATGGCATTCACACAAAATATTAATTTAATACAAGAAAGTTCTGTTAGTTCGTTATCCAAAACATACGATTTCTTACGACCAAACGCTTTCAAATTTAGTATTAAAGATTTGCCCACTACATCGTTTACTTGTCAATCTGCAAATCTCCCTGATTTACAATTAGGGTTTGCAATACAACCTACCCCGTTTGTTGATGTTCCTACAATAGGAGATAAAATAAATTTCGGGGATTTTACTATTAGATTTTTGATAGCAGAAGATATGTCCAATTACATTGAATTATATCGTTGGCTTATTGCTCTTGGGTTCCCAGACAATTATAATCAATTCTCAACCTTTGCGAAAAACAGACCAAGCAGTTTTCCTTTTGTAACAAAAACAAATGGAAAGTCTGATATTTTGGCTTACTCGGATGGATTATTGACTATTTTAGACTCGACAAATAACCCTAAAGTAAATATAATATTTAAAAATCTTTTCCCTATATCATTACAGGCCCTTGATTTTGACATTGCGTCACAAAGCGTAGAATATTTTACAGCGATAGCATCGTTCAAATATACTATTTTCGAAGTAGAACCCTTATAATATAACTTGGAGTTATTATGGATAAAAATAAAAAAGTAATTAAACCTATGGCCCTACCTAAAATTCCTTCTTTGCCGAAGGTACCTGGTACGCCAACCGCAGAAACTCCTGCGGCACCTGGTCAACAAAAATTAGAAGTTAAACTTGAGGATTTGCGAAAAGAAAAAATCTTTATTGCAACTCCTTGCTATGGCGGACAATTGACTGAGGCATATTTTAGATCAACAATTCGTTTGTTAACATTCTGCAATCAACATCAAATTCCAATTGCATTTGGTACAATTGCAAATGAGTCTCTTGTTACTCGTGCTCGTAACGTATTGGTTGCTTATTTCCTACAAAGCGACTTTACCCGTTTAATGTTTATTGATGCGGACATTGAATTCCAAGTTGAAGATGTAATTAAATTAATTGCACATAATAAGGAAGTTGCAGTAGGTGCATATCCTAAGAAGGGTGTTAATTGGCAACGTATTCGTGAAAGTGTTAAACAAACAGATCAGCCTTTTGACGACAAAGCAATTGCATCATTCGGTAGCGATTATGCCATTAACTTTAAATTCATAAATCGTGAAGCAAAACAAATTGCAATCGAGAATGGTCTAATTCGTTTGCATGACGGCGCAACAGGCTTCATGATGATTAAGCGTGAAGTAATTCAGAAGATGATTGAGAAGTATCCTGAATTGAAATATAACAATGATTTGAATACTCCTCCAGAGTTGAATCCTCATTTCTACGCATTCTTTGATACAATGATTGATCCGAAGGATAAGCGTTATTTGTCTGAAGATTATACCTTTAGTCGCAGATGGCAAGACATCGGTGGCGAAATTTGGCTTGATCCTTCAATCTCATTGAATCACTATGGTTCGTTTAATTTCCAAGGTAATCCTCAGCAAATTATTCAAATAGGTTAATTTAAATAATATATTATGAAATTATCAGATCTACAAGATTCCTGGAAGGATGATTGTAAAATTGATGAAATGAATCTTGGACGTGAATCGGCTAGAACTCCTACCCTTCACGCCAAGTATTTAAATTATCTATCGTCCACTCGTCTTAATCTTCGTAAAACCGAATCCGATTATTTAAATTGCCGTCGTAAGAAATATAAGTATTATCGCGGCGAAATGACTAAGCAAGAATTGGACGATGAAGGTTGGGAACAATGGCAAGGAAATAAACCCCTAAAGAACGAGATGGATGAATTTCTAACTGTAGATAATGATCTTATTTTACTACAGGATAAGGTAGAATATTTTAAAACAGTATTGTATCAATTAGAACAAATCATCCGTTCTTTGAATAGTCGTACTTGGGATATTAAAAATGCTATTGAATGGAATAAGTTTACTAACGGCATGATGTAATGGCTGATCTTTACGTATCTAAATTAAATGAAGTACATCTTAGAGTAGATTGTGAACCTTCATTAGCACAAGAATTAAACGACCATTTTTCGTTTGAAGTTCCTGGTGCTAAGTTCCATCCTCTCTATAAGTCTCGTATGTGGGATGGAAAAGTTAGACTATTTTCAATGTTCACAAAAGAGTTGTATGTTGGACTTTTAAGTTATTTAGAACACTTTGCAAAAGAACGAGATTATGTAATAGATTATGAAAAGTATATTCATACTGCAGATGCTGTTACTTATGATATAGTTAAAAACTTCTGCGAAGGATTGAAACTCTCATCTAAGGGACAACCCCTTCAAATAAGAGATTACCAAATTGATGCGGTATATCAAGCAATCAATGATGGTAGACGTCTATTATTATCACCTACCGGTTCAGGTAAATCACTAATACTTTATTGTTTGATTCGTTGGAATGAACGATGGAATCGTCGTCAACTTATTCTTGTTCCTACAACCTCTCTTGTAGAACAAATGTATTCTGATTTTCAAGATTATTCTGGTCTTAATGGTTGGAAAGCATCTGAGGAATGCCATCGCATTTACGGCGGACATGAAAAATCAAATCAATATAATGTAGTCATTAGTACATGGCAATCACTATATAAACTGCCCAAGCAATTCTTTGCAGACTTTAAGGTAATTTATGGTGATGAAGCACACAACTTTAAAGCAAAATCACTTACAAGTATACTAAATAAGTGTATACATACTCCCTATAGATTTGGTACTACAGGAACTTTAGATGGCACTAAAACTCACAAACTTGTACTTGAGGGTTTATTTGGTCCTGTTTATAAAGTAACAACAACTAAGAAGTTAATTGAAAGTAAGTCTCTTGCTGATTTAGAAATATTTAATGTTATTCTGCAATATACAGATGAAATTAAAAAAGCAGTAAAAGGAAATTCTTATCAAGAAGAAATGGATTTCATTGTTCAATACGAACCTAGAAATAAATTTATTCGTAATTTGGCTTTAAAGCAAGAAGGTAATACTTTGGTTCTTTTTCAATATGTTGAGAAGCATGGCAAGATACTATATGATATGATAGCAGAGAGATGTGATACTAGAAAAGTATTTTTTGTATATGGCGGAACAGATACAGAACAACGAGAACAAATTCGAGCATTGACAGAAACAGAAAATGATGCTATAATTGTAGCATCATATGGAACTTTCTCTACAGGAATAAATATTAAAAATTTACATAATATTATTTTTGCTTCTCCCTCAAAATCTAGAATTAGAAATCTTCAATCTATTGGACGAGGACTACGAACAAGCGAATCTAAAAAGACATGTAAACTATATGATATTGCAGATGACCTAAGTTGGAAAAATAAAAAGAACTATACGTTGTTACATATGATTGAAAGAATTAAAATTTATAATGATGAGCATTTCAACTATAAGTTAGTAAAGGTATCAATTTAATGTCAGAAGAATTACAATACAAATTTTTAAAATTATCTTCAGGCGACGGCATAATTTGCAAGACTACGGATGATTGCTCAAATCTGTTTGATAGAAAAACAATAAGTATTACTGATCCTATAGTGTTGAATCCTGTTAGAGTTCCTCGAGGAGATGTTCTTGTAGAATCTTATATTATGTATCCTTGGTTTAGTTTTTCGGAAGAAAAAGAGTATGTTATTTCTACTGGACAAATTATTTTTGTATCAAATGTAGAAGACCGATTGAAACAAAACTATATACAATATTTAAAAACACAAGAAGAAAAAGAACAGGAAAATGATGATGATCCCATCATCATAGAAGAAGATGATGACGAAGAAAACGAAAGTTTGTTTGATAAATTACTAAATGCATTAGGAGAAGAAATTCATGAAGAAGAAAGACACGACGATTTTATTACCGGAAGAACTAGAAGAACTTCAAGAACCATCCACTAAGATTCCTGAAAGTTCTCATTACGTAGATAATAAAAAGTTTCTTGCAGCGCTCATTGAATATAAACAAAGCATAGATGATGCGAAAGCTAAAGGTGAGGAACAACCCAGAGTACCTCATTATATAGGTGAATGCTTTATTAAAATTGCTACACATCTATCATATAAATCTAATTTTATTAATTATACTTTCAGAGACGATATGGTTTCGGATGGTATTGAAAATTGCTTGACCGCAGCTGCAAAATTTGATCCAACTAAATCATCTAATCCGTTTGCATATTATACTCAAATTATTTACTTTGCTTTCATTCGAAGAATCCAAAAAGAAAAGAAGCAACAGGCAACTAAATATAAGATTATTGAAAATTTGGATTTTGATTCTCTAATGCAAAATAGTGATGACTCAGAATCGAGTAGACAACTAATAGATTATTTGAAAACTCAATTAGATCAAATTGACCCGGAAAAAAGAGAGACTCCGGCTCAAACCAAAGCTAGAAAGAAAAAGGCTAAAGAGGAAGAATCTAATATTGACTTACTTAACTAAATACATTATAATATATTATGGAAACTAAAGAAGAAGAAATTATGCTCATTCTACAAGAAGAATGCGCAGAAGTAACTCAAGCAATTTCAAAATGTTTTCGCTTTGGTGTTGATAATTTTAAGCCAGGTAAACCGAAAACAAACAGGGAACATCTGGCTGAAGAATTGGGTGATCTACAAGCAATGATTGATTTGTGTATTAAATTTAATATTGTCGGCAGTGAACAGATCAGTATTGCAGCTGATAATAAAATTGCCAAACTTAAAAAATGGTCTAGTATATATGAATAAACTTAAGATATCAGAATTATTTTATAGCATTCAGGGTGAAGGACGTTATATGGGCGTCCCTTCTGTCTTTTTAAGAACCTTTGGTTGTAATTTTACTTGTGGTGGCTTTGGCATGCCTAAGGGAGAACAAAGTAATGAACGATTTAAAATTGACGCAGAGTCTTTTAAAAGTTATAACGACTTGCCTTTGGTTCATACTGGATGTGATTCTTATGCTTCTTGGGATGTTCGTTTTAAGCATCTCAGTCCTGTGTTATCTGTTGACGCTATTGCCGACGCTATCGTGGATACGTTACCGTACAAGGAATGGAAAGACGAACATCTGGTAATTACTGGAGGTGAACCTTTATTGGGATGGCAACGAGCTTATCCTGAATTATTAGAGCATTCTAAAATGCAATCTCTAAACGAATTGACTTTTGAGACAAACGGTACACAAAACATATCAGAAGAATTTAGTACATATCTATTTGAAGAATGGACCAGATTTGGTAGGGAATACTTTAAATTAACATTTTCAGTATCTCCTAAATTATCTGTTTCGGGTGAATCTTGGGATGAAGCTATTAAGCCAGATGTTGTTATGCAATATAATTCTTTAGGTTATACTTATTTAAAGTTTGTAGTAGCAACAGAAGAAGATGCTCTAGAGGCAGAGGAGGCAGTAAATGCTTATCGTAAAGCGGGGTTTGGTGGTCCTGTTTATCTTATGCCTCTCGGTGGCACTGAGCAGTTGTACTCTCTTAATAATAGATCGGTTGCGGAATTGGCAATGAGAAAGGGTTGGAGGTATTCGGACAGACTCCAGATACCATTATTTAAAAATGCTTGGGGAACCTAATGAATAAATTGGCATGGGACATTGAAAAGATGGGGCATGAAATGAGATCGCCCTATAATGATGGATTTACCACATTTGAAATTAAAAAGAAATTATATGAAATTAAATGGGCAGTTCTAAAACAATTAGACAACTCGCCTAATTATGTTGGTGAAAAAGAATGGCTTGAAGAACAGGAGACTAAAAATGGCAAAAAAGAAAATTGAACTATACGCAGAAGCACCTTATAAACAAGGTTACGATTCTGCAAAAGCAAATGAAACATTTTATAATCCATATTCTGATATTGAAGATGCAGAAGCAGATGCAGAAGATTATCAGCGTGGATTTGAAAACGCACTAGAAGAAAATACTAATAAATAATAATGTTACACAAAGGTAACAAAATTCAATCATCATATCCGTGTAAGGAAGGATTCAAAAATGTCATACAACAAGACAAAAACTGACCCTGAGTTGGGTAATTTGGTTCACAAACATTTGGTGAACATGGGCGTAGAAACTCCCACATTTAAAACCTCATTAGATCGCAAAGACAAAATTGCTGAGATTGAGAAAAGCTTCAGCCATATTATGCAGGTGCTTGGTCTTGATCTTACAGATGATAGTCTTATTGAAACGCCTAAGCGTGTTGCCAAGATGTATGTTAATGAAATTTTCTGGGGACTTGATTATGACGCATTCCCTAAATGTACAACTGTAGATAATAAAATGAAGTACAACGAAATGGTTGTAGAACGTAATGTTAATGTGCAATCAAATTGTGAGCATCACTTTGTAATTATTGATGGTCTGGCTACAGTTGCGTATGTTCCAAAGCAAAAGGTATTGGGATTAAGTAAAATTAATCGTATTGTAGAATACTTCTCAAAGCGTCCTCAGATTCAAGAACGTCTAACAGAACAAATTTTTCACACACTACAATTTATTCTTGAGACTGATGATGTTGCGGTACTAATTGATGCACAACACTATTGTGTTAAATCTAGAGGTGTTGAAGATACCGGTAGTTCTACAGTAACAGTTCGTCTCGGTGGAGGATTTAAAACAGATCCATCTGCTAGAAACGAATTTTTAAGTATTGCGAGAATGAGTAAAAAATAATTCTTGGAAAGATAATATGACAGTTAATGTAATGGTTGACTTAGAAACAATGTCAACAAGATCGAATGCTGCAATTTGTTCTATCGGTGCAGTTAAATTTGAAGGCAAAGAAATACTTGATAAGTTTTATTGCACTATAGATATTAAGACTTGTAAAGATGCGGGATTTCATATCTCAAAAGATACAGTCAAGTGGTGGTCAGAACAAAACAAAGAAGCATTACGAGAATTAACTCGTAATAATATTCCATTGGATGAAGCTTTAACAAAATTTTCTGATTGGTTTGGCCCTAAGAGTTTGCCTGTCTGGGGAAACGGTGCGGTATTTGATAACACAATTTTAGCAAATGCTTACTTTAATACTAACAGAGAACCACCCTGGAAATGCTGGGATGACCGTTGCTATAGAACAGTTAAAGCTTTATTCCATTGGGTAAAATCAGATGAAAGAGAAGGCGTATATCATAATG